TTACATTTATCGTTTTAAAGGTCCCATTAATGTTTACTTTCAGCTGGTGTAAGTCTGAATCATATAGCAATGCACCATGTGTTCCACCAGTTGCAAGAGTCGTAATCGTTGCAGTCTTTTGCTGAGGAACCTTGTAGCCCTCATCAGACAGGTGCGTTTGCATCTGGGTTACGATCTGATTAAAGAACGCCTGCCATGATGGGTGCAGGGAGCCATCTTCTTGGATGATTTTGTCTGTGATCATGTTGGGGATATTCACTGATAAACCTCCATCTGACCGTCAAAACAAACAAACCTTCCCTCTCCCCAAAACCTAAACTGCGGTACGAAGTCATTCGTTACGCCAAGGTTCCAAAACACTACCTTGCTCTTCCTAACACCCTGAGCACTCATGTCATAATGAGCCGCATTCCCAAAGGTCGCACCGCCATCCCTGGACACAGTCAAATCAACCCGGGCATCCGTCAAATCCTCGCCACACTCCATCGGAAACGTCAAATTATTGACTGCAAACGATGATGAATTAGGCTGCCTAACATTTGGACATACCCTAATCCTTGGGATTTCCTCTCCGTCAAAGGTTGTGTATTTGCTGTTCAGCTCATAAAGATTTCCGTCTTTAAGGCTCACGAAATAGTAGGTGTTGTTGAAAAATGCTACACGCTTTGCGATATGATAATTTGTAAACCTATCGCAAAGAGTGAAGAATTTCTGGGTTGTAAAATCGTACGTCAGTGACAGATTGTCCCGTGGAAATGTAATCTGATAGAACATATGCCCGTCTTGTTTAAAAAGGAACCCATACGCATCGGTTGGATGCTGTAGGTTAGCAAACTTGAAGTTAATGCCATCGTTTGAAATCTGCGTGATGTCTCCGCCAGTACTATATACGATAACAGGACCTGACTTTTCATTGGAAGCCAACCAAACGACATAATTCTCATTGCTGGCAATTGTCGCTGGGTTAAGGCATCCGAAGTCGATGTTCAAAGATGAGTTTCTCTGATATGGAAACAACTGAGCGCCCACATCAACCCACTGCTCGGTCACTGTCTTGCCAAAAACAAACAGCATATTGCCACGCCCAGGAACCCGTAACGCTGCAACGGCAGTATCTGGCTTTGTCTGTATCAGACCAGTTGCAACGGCTGTTGCCGGCCATTCTTTCCCGTTCCCTGGGGCAGACAAACGCCATGAGGCAGTTCTTGTGTCCACGGAGATGAAGTACCCGTCTTGGTATGTAATGTAGCCTGGAAGGAAGTCGAGCGTCGTACCGGATGGTGTGTAGGCCTTGGTAAATGTATTGGCAACGTAGTCGAAGATCCAAATGCTTTGCTTGTCGCAGATAGCAATCTGGTTTGTATTGTTCTCGTCGATAAACACGTCTCCCGAAAACGTATCTAACGAGCCAATTCTTGCCGGAGACATATTTGAGCTGACAGCATAGACAGTATCTTCAATCACCAGGATTAGATGGCCATAACGCGTACTTGAGTATATTCCGCGTCCAATCCCATCTGTCACGACTTCAGCAACAAGCTTGTAGCCAGCATATGGGACAAGCGCATTGTCTGAGATAATCATGTTAAATGTTTGCTCAGTTGAGATTTTGGGGTATCGACCGAACTTCGTAGAGCCAACGATATTTAAAGGTAACTGCTGTGTTGTCTGCGGAATTGGTCTCATGATGGTACCCAGGGACCTCCGATGTTAACTTGAGCGTAGTTAAGGGAGTATTGCGTCTTCCCAATCGTATATTTCTTTTTCAATTGTAGGTCGTATGGGCTGATGTCTTGGATCATAGATTCAAGTTCACGAAGTTTCTGATCTGCTTGAGACTGGAAAGTGATGCAATAATCAGAGCAAATGAGCTCTGCAAGGGCATATTTGAGGTAAACGATATAGAATCTGTCATAAGTGGCTTCTAAATCAGCCCCTAACGCCGCTGAAGTAAGCCCGAACTTGCCAAAAACGCGTATTGGGTACACTTTATCTGGCTTAAAGTAGAAACTTAAGGTCGCTCCCGTCTTAACTCGCTCTACATTGTAGCTCCATGGGATGCTCGTAATGTCATCAGCGCGTGTACTACCATTGTACATGTCTCTTTGGTATTCGTGTGCTGGGAACCGGACGGTATCAATATTGTAAGTAACTGACGTGGCCTCAATCAGGCCGGGGATGAGGTAGGCTTCTTGCCCGATGACTGTGTTTAGGGTGTAGGCTTTAAAATATGGGATGAGCCTGCTGTTGGCTGTTTTAATCGCCAGCAGGTCGTTAAGAAGGTCTAGTCCTGTTGTGATCTGATCTCCCGTTACCGTTTGAGTATCACGAGAACATACCCCGGAAAGATAATAGGCATTCGCAATGAGCTTATTTGTAGTGTATGTCATTGAACCCCCTTAAAGGGGTCGCGGGCCCATTTCTGAGCCCGCGAACCTATCTTTTTACAAGCTGTCTTGCCAGCCTTGACCGGTAATCGTAACCGCACCAGCGCCGATGATGTAATCGAGCTTAGGAGCAGCTGAAACGATTAACGTGTTACAGCTAAAGTTTGCGCGCTCAACAACTGCCGCAACGGAACCCTTAAACGGTCTCATTGTGGTAGAAGCCGAACCAGATGCACGAACGCAACCCACATCTCCAGCAGCATTAGGCGTAAACGCAACATCCAAATCAATAATGGATGCCATGTTAGGCATAGCCGTAATGCATGAAAATGCGGTGTACGAGGTGGCCGTTCCGGCATTCACGAGGACAACAGGAGCATCCCACGTGTAATGACGAGCCAAGCCAGTCCCATGCTGGTAGAACAACAAGAAATGCGAAGAGCCATCAGTCTGAACATAGCCGATTCGCTTAAACATGTCGTACCCATAGGGCAGCGTTGGAGCCGTTGCAGAGGTAGAAAACAAGTACCCGCTTGCACGAGTGCTTGTAGAATCACCAATTGCATAGACGGCGTACCACGTAGATGCCGCAACAGCCCCGGTGTCTAACCCATTTAGGCCATTATTAGCGATATTAATAACCTTAGAAGTCGACACGTAAATATCATTTACGTGAGTCGAGTCCAAGCAGGCACCAGCTGCAACAGCAATAGTTGTATTTGATAACCAAGAAATCCCCATTCCAGTAACGTAAGGAACGGGTCTCATAACTACAGGATGGTTAGCCATTAGAGTTTCTCCTTTAGGTCAATGGGAACAGAATTCGAGTTGCCCGATCGGAAATTAGCAGACCGCCATAGATGCAATCATGCACATATCCGCGAGTGTCATTCCCAAATCCACAACCCCAGTAATGCCGCAACGATGCACCACTCGATGTGTCAGTCACAGTAACTGACGGGTAAGGAGGGTAGTCGGGCAGTCTCGGCATGGCCACCATCAACGCATCTGGTTCCATCAACAACCCGCATCGGTGACTATCCATCACAGTAAACTGCATGCCAGCAACGATGTTAGAGCTGATGTTCTGGTTAGGACCAGCAACACTGCACAAAGTTGGGTGAATGCTGATGGTAATGTGCCCCGAGCCATCCGAAGCCGCCTGAGCAGTGGCAGCAAATTGCACTGGTGAATCAGAGACCAAGCCGCCGGAAAACGTCAAGAATCGAACGTTGGAATAGCCAGAGACCCCGTCATTGAACTCGCATAGATCGTACGCCGCAATTGCATTGGCGTTCGACGTCGGCCCACCACTGCACGTAATCTGCGTAATTGCAGCGCCAGTTGGGTCGTTCGTGCTAATAACCGTCAATACGTTGTTAGGACTTGCAGAATGGGAAGTTTGCCCAACAACCCCTGCATAGTGAGCAACCAAAGTGTTAACCTGGTTAAACATGCAGTTATTGAACGCACCCAATTCCCATTGCTTTGCCTGGGTGTTGTTTCGGTCAAGGACGAACTGCGCCAACATGGTTCCTTGAATCGCAGGCACTTTCGTGATTGGCAAGAACGCCTCAAGAGAGTCGCCAGCCGAACCAAGGTCACGGTGGTAAGCAAGCATCGTAGAAAGCTGGGTGTGTGAGTTAATTTCAGTACGACCATCACCATAAAATCGGTAGGTGCTGCTCTCAACTTTGCTGGCAAGATTGGCCTCAACCTTAGACCCAAGCTCGATGGCCGCCTTTTTCCCAAATACTCGAAGGTACTCGGAAGGCTCAACGGTCAACAAGTAGTCATTGGTGGTGAATGCGTTGGCATAGCTGGCCTGCTTATTAATCGTCAGCGTGTCATACGCAACGTTGGCAGCCTGGAAGCTAGCAACAAGACTCTCAGTCGCACGACCCTTCGTAGGAAGCTGAATCTTAACAGACGTCCCAAGGTTTGCGGTAAGATTCTGAAAGTTCTCGAACTTTTTGTTTGCTTTGTCAAAAAGCGCGCAGTGGTTCTGCAAAAAGCCAAGTTCGGCTTTGGCAAGAGTTTCAACTGCGACTAGTACGTTTGAAGGTACGGTCATTGTTTATCCCCATATCAAGGTTTTACGGAGATAGTGACGTCCTTCAGCGACCGTTAATTTCCTATCTGCACCAAGGCATCTTACGTAGGTCATCAACCGACATGCTGTGGACATTGCCACTATCGATGTCTCTTGCTGATGGAGTAATTTTGGCCAATGGTTGAGGGGGTAACTTTTGCTTCGCAGCAGATTTATTCTGCTTTATCGAAGCCGAAAGTTTCGCAAATTCAGCTGGCGCTAACATGGGTTGTTCTCTGGCTAATCTTTCAAGATCCTGCATTTTGAGTGGGTTTTTAGCAAGCTCATACATAACCTCTGCGGTATTGTCTAAGCCTGATGCAAACCCGACTACATTCGGGACGCTTTGTAGATTGATTTTGCCGTATTCTTCGACAAAATCGGGGTACTCATTCAGATCTACTGCCGCAATCTTTGAAGTAAACGTCTCGACAATCCCATTTACATATTGCTTCTGTGCCATGTCTTGCAGCACTCGAACAACTGTCGCTTCGTCTACCTGCTGAGGCACTTGCTGTGCAGAAGGCATTTGAGCCTGCTGCGGAGCCGACGCCTGTTGTAGCTGCTGTAGCTTCTGCTCGTACTCCTGCCTAACCCTGTTCGCTGTCTCTTGTTGAGTGTGCCACTTGGCGGCTTTCACCACCCTATTCATCTCTTCCTGTGTCACCAATTTCTCAACTGGAGTCTCTTTTACAACAGCTTCGGGAACTGGTGCTTCCGATACTTCCGTAACGGGAGCTTCAATCACCTGCTCTGCTGTCTGAATTTCTACGCTTTCTGGTTGTGCCTCTGCCATCAGTTCAATTCTCCACCGGCTGTTGAATCCGTCGCCACCGTTTGCCCTCGATTACGAGTATCAGGCTGTTACCGTCGCCATCGTTTCACCCCGCTTCACGGGTTAAGCCCTAAGGCACGTCTAGGTTAAATCATTTTTTGTTTACTATCAATACAAAAGTGACGTACAGCGTCCCAAAGTGACGTACAGCGTCACATTTGAATAGAAATTTATCATAACATGATCTATAGTCAGGCAATGTTTCACGTGTAACGTTTTGGTTACGGGGTACAAATGGAAATAGCAAAAAAACATCAGGACCACATCGGTCGCTTGATGAATAATGTAGAAACATCTTATTCTTATTTCAGAACAAATTACGAGCGATTCCATGAGTACAGAAACTTAGTATTTTGCAGCTCGTTGACTCAAGCCGACATGTCATATCTTAAAGATGTAAAGCGCCCAGTCATCGAGTTCAACGTAACCGAAGCATTCATATCCAGATTGCTCGGTGAGTTTTCAAAGCAAGAGCCTTCAATCGCGGTGTCGAGTGAGTTTGATAGCAATGTTGATCCACAATGCATAGACGTCGTTGAGGGACACATTAGGCACAAGCTGTATGAAGCAAACAAGGACAATACGGCCTATGAAATTTACAAAGACCTGCTTTCTGGCGGCTTCTCTGTCGTAAAGGTGTTTACTGAATACGCAAACAAACGAAGCATGCACCAGACGATTAGATTCAGCCGGGTATTCGATCCAACGTTGTGTGGCTGGGACCCGATGGCCAGGGTTTCTACAAAATCTGATGGCGAATACTGCTTCGAGATTTATCCAAAGTCAAAAAGCGCGTTTAAATCAGAATACCCCGACGTGGACATCTCAGGCATTAGCTTTTCGAGGGGGATAGACGGGTTCAACTGGTCGTACTCACAAGAGCGAGAAGATGTACTACTCGTTTGTGACTATTACGAGAAAAAGTACCGCAAGATTAAAATCGCACAATATGCCGACGGAGTCGTTAGGACCCCGGAAGAGTATGAAGAGCTGCTAGAGAGATTCAAAAAGGAAAAGCGAATTGAGCAGCCACCTATCATGGTCGGAGAGCCCAGAACAACGAACGAAGAATACATTGTTCGATATGTGTTCATAGAGGGAAAGGTCATTAAGCACGAAGAGACTAATTTTGCTTACCTTCCTTTGGTATTTTTTGATGGGAACTCAATTACCTCGAGACAGACAATCAATGGTGTCATCCAGCAATTCACGAAGCCATATGCATTTCATACTCGCGGAGCGCAGGCGCTTAAGAATGCTGCTGGCCAGTCTTTAGCCAACGAGCTCGAGAACATGGTACAGCACAAGATTATGGTTGCAGAGGAAGCCATTCCTGCTCAATACATTGATGCTTACACAGACGTCCAGACGCCAAGCGTCCTGGTTTACAAAGCATTCAAGGACAATGACCCGCAGGTAGCGCTCCCGCCACCACAGATGATTCCGCGCCCTCCAATCCCAGGAGAAATCATGGGCGCATTCCAGATGGCCGACAACTTAATGCAGACCATTCTCGGCTCGTATGATGCATCTCTTGGCATACAGAACAACCAGCTATCCGGGGTTGCTATTGTTGAGGGGGCTACTCAATCAAACTCCGCAGCAATGCCCTACATCGTTGGGTTTCTAGCCGGGTTGAACCAGGTGGCCCAGATTATGCTTGACCTAATCCCGAAATATTATACGACCCCACGGACAATCCCAATAATTGGGAAGGACGGCAAAAACACGTACGTCAAGATTAACAGCGACGACGGGATAGCGCTGGACTATGACGAAAACGTTCTCAATGTGTCCGTAGAGGCAGGCGTCAACTTTGCAATCCAGAAATCACGCGCACTAAGTCAGATTATCGGGCTGATGCAGGCATCTCCAACGTTTGCACAGTTTATGAACACGGAAGGTTTGCCAGAGTTGCTTGATAATGTTGAAATCAGGGGTATCGACAAGCTGAAGCTGAAGGCTGAGAAATACCAAGAAATGATTATGCAGCAGCAGCAACAGGCCGCGCAAAACCCGCAGCCTAACCCGCTGATGGTTCGGGCTCAAGCAGATCTAATCAGGGCGCAAAACCAAGGAAAGCAATTCGAGACCGAGTCTAAAATTAAGGCAGCTCAGCTCGGCTTGGAAGAGCAGAGACTGCATAACGACCTGATGAAATTCTCGGTCGCCAATGAAACAGATGAGAAGCAACAGCAAATACAAATGCGAAGAGATGAAACAGCGCGGATGGGCAAGGCTGTAGATATTGCAATTCAAGCTGCGGACATGAGCCACAGACACGCACACGACGCCCACCGGCTGACACAGCATGTACAAGATAGGCACATGGACAGGTCGGTCAAGCTGGCCGAACACCTTCACAAAATACACGAAGCATCGGAGTCGCCGTTAGAAGAGGAGATGGAGCATTCTTGATGATGATAAATCGGTCCAATTACTCATGCTTTGTGATATCATGACTTTTTAGGCGGATATTACTGCTCAGGAGTGCGCATGAACGAAGAGATTTTTATGTTTTACGGAGATGGCAAAACAAGCATTCATTCAAATCATAACTACGGTCAAATTATTAAATACTCCACCCTCTACAGGTGCAACGTAGATAACCCCATTAGAAAACTTGAGAAATCACACACGTCAGGCTTCTTGTCGTTCGGCGCACAGTATCAAAACTCATATGATATTAAATCAGTTAAGACTGAAGGCGGCTTTGTTACCCAAATTACTGTTTATTCGCCATCAATCAATGTTACGCCGTCGGTAAGAAAGTTTGACGTGTTTCAAGTTAATGACGGGACGAGATGCCTTCCGAACGTAAGGATGCTGCCGCATCACGTAGACCAGTGGCCATGTCAATTTTACTGCCTGGAAAATTCTGACTCAAACAGTGATGGAGATGTTAATCTTGTTATTTCGCCAATTAACTGTAGTCTTTTAACATTACAACTAGAGCCGGGCATGAGAATTAGCGCTATCGGCGACTATAAATGCGCATTTATAAACATCGACAACCCGCTGCACATATTGTTCCCACGAGAAGAATGATAAAAAATGGGCGGCAAGGGCTAAGCAACATTATCGGAGGAAAAAGTAATGTCAACTTTGGAAGAGTGGAGCCCAAATATTGGGGATGTTTTTGTTGGATATTTAGATCCGGTATCAGCCACATATCTCGCATATGCGACAGACATTGGAGTTTTATGCCCGTTTACAGTCGGAGCCGTAATCAACGGCGGTGATTTTGATGGAGATTTTACCATGACGCCGTTAAGCGCAAATAATGGTCTTACATTAACAAGCGCTCCGTCCAGCGAAATCAAGATTTTCGGATGTACGTACAGGGCGCCATCAGCTTAAAGGTAAAGTGGAGGGGGCCAATCGGGAACCCCTCCACATACTCAGAGGTTATACTGATTTTATCGCCTTATACGATAACTTATGCTCACCTTGCTATAACCCGCCCATAATGTAGCCAAGATTGTCCACAAAACCGCAAATACCGCATGAACAAGGCAGGCGTCACTTTAGGCGTTTATTTTCCACTTACATGCAAAATAATGCATTCTTCGAAAGGCCTTTGCTTCTATTTGCCTGGGAACCTCAATCGAGCTCACTCTAAGCAATTTAGCAACTTCTGCTAAAGCTTTGTCGCTTTCTCCGAACAGTCCAAATCTATGTGTAATCACAAATAATTGTCTCTGGGTCAGGCAGTCTAACAATTTCATTTTGCATGCAAAATCTTCAAAATAAAGCAGGATGGTCTCCGGATCTAAATCTTCCAGCACGCTGGATATCGCATCTAAATTTAAATGTAGCATCTTTTCATATTTTTCTTCATTCCAAACGCAACCCCGCATATGTTCAGGCCTAGAGATATTTAGCACGATTCACCTACCCCCATCGCTTTGTGTAAGCCTGCGACAACCCCCGGTGCTTTTGCATTAGTTTGTCGACTAAAGCGTTTTGCTCCGTCTCGCCGATAATGTTTCCCTGCACTACCTTATCAATGAAAACCATCCTGCACGCATCCGCACAAGTATCCGCGATATCGTCGAATCTATGCGCGTTGTTCTGTGTAATTTTCGTCATGTGGTCAACGCAGTGCTTTGTGTGCTTTGCGCCCCGTGTTAGGGAGACTTGACGAGATGCAATGTATTGTTGAATCTCCATAAATCGTTGTGCCTTTGATCCACTCGCTGAGTTGCGCTCTATTGGTACAATCCGCAAGCCCTGGTATTGCTTTAGTACAGACACAAGGGTTGTTCCCGTTGATTTTCTCTCAATTCCGACAAGCTTTGGCTTTACACTGAATCGCATGCACGCAGAATAGAAGCTCATAAACTCGCTTTCGAGCTGATATGGCTCAACGCGGATTTCAACGCAATCTAACCAGTGCAGGCCAAGCACGCCCGAATCCATGTTGCCATGCTTAATTTTGTACACACCCCAGAAAGAGAACACAGTCGCATCGTTGTACGATTTGTCGGTCTCTGCTGTGTCGCACGTAATGAACGTAGCAATAATCTCTGGGTTGTCGTCTGTTAGCACAAACCACTCTTCTTTAAAGACCGCGCCGCCGGGCGGCAATGGGTCTTGCTGGTATTGAGCGGCAAACACGTACGGAGTCAACTCCTTGATTTTTAACAACATTTCCGTCGTGTGCAGTCGTGGGTCGAGAGCGTTGTTGTTCACATCTAGTGCGGGTAGTGACAGGATTTCCCATTCACCCGTTGCTGCAAGTCTGGCTGCCAGGTCATCTTCATGCACTCGCTGACCGATGAAAACGATTGGAGTATTCGCTGGGTCATTAACTCGAGAAATCATCGTATTGTAGTACCAGTCGTTGGTCCCGCACCGAATTACGTCCGAAGTTGCCTCGTCAGGTTTGTGCATGTCGTCTAGAATTGCAAGACCTGCAAACCTGTCTACCCCAAGCCGTCCAGCGCCCATACCAGTAATCGTACCCCCAGCTCCAGCCGCGTACACTGAACCACCATCTGAGGTCATAAAATGGTCTTTAGCTGTTGAGTCTTTGCGCAGCTCTACTCCGAACAACTGTCGATAAAGCGGCATTTGCATTAGACGCTTAATCTCTGACGTTGCTTTTGTCGCAAGATTGTGTGAGTAAGAAACGTACAGAACGTTAGAGTCGGGAAATCGTGCGAATGTCCACGCAACGAAGCTGATTAGCGATTCTGTTTTGTGATAGCGGGGCGGGACGTGAATCATCAGTCGTTTTATTTCACGATTCATTACTCGCGTTAGCTCTCGTGCAATTAGAATTTCGCGGGCTGGTCGAGAAAGCGGCTCGCTAGATAAGCACTTTACACCTGTTCTAAGCTCAAAGAACACTTTGTGAAACAGCATGAAGTTTGATAGCAGCCTTGCTTTTGTCTCAATGTCGTCATTCATCAGCAGCCGCTTCTGATACAGCAGCACCTTCAAGCTTCGCTTGTTCAGCTTTTGCGCATTTCCAAAGAAGGAATTCGTTTACAATCTCAATCACGCGAATACGAAAGTCGGAATTAGAAGTTTCAATGTACTGAATCCATTGCTCGATTTCGTCTGATTTGAATATCATTCACAACCCTCCTGCATTCTCATCAATCAATTGTCTACTAGAAGCAATTGCACTCTGCTTTCAACTACATCGCCTGTTCCCAGGCACTTTTCCCATTCCTCGACTATATCGAGTAGTTTTCCCAGTTTTTTAGATAGCAAATCTGCGCAATCAATCCCGAATTCGAGGTCAAGACTGGGGTTTTCTCCTGCGTCGTGCAAGAGCTGCATAATGTTTTCGCGAGCTTTGTTTAGAAGCTTTAATTTATCTTCTTTTTTGAACGGTTTCGATGCGTCTTTTTCTGCAACTAGATTTATGCATTCACACGCCTCGTTAAATCGAGAGTCTCGTAATGTTGCTGCTTCTAACGCGTCGTGATATTGCTCGAAGCGCGCGGGAAATAGCCTTGATTCATTCGCTAGCGCTCTCATTTGCTCGCTAGAACTTACAAGCTCGATGCACATATATGTGTCAAACAATGCTCTTGAAAGCAACTCGTCAAAAACCTCTCTGTCTGATTTCTGCTTACTTTCGCTCATTAGCATTGCTCCCAATCAACATTGTGCAAATTTCTTTCTCGTACTCTGCAACTAGTCTATCGCATTTGTCTTTTGCTTCAGTGACTTCTAAACTCACCTGCTGCGTCTGTACAACTCTGTGCCCGAGCATGTCATTGTGCTCGTGAATCGCAGCAAGACCCAGCTTTGCACCGCTCAACTCCTGAACCGTCTCTGCGCTGTCGGGAATCGTAACATCGATGACCTTCTCCAATTTTGACAATTTCCAGTCGATTGACGCTGTAAGATTATCGACCATTCTGTCTGCGTTGTAGTACGACGATTTCATTGTTACCTGCTTCCTCAACCGTTTCGTGTATTCTCTGAGCGCGTCTGTGTCTGCAACAACCGTCGAGCTGTCGCAAAACGACTGCGCAATGGACTTTTTAGAAGCATCTGGATCTAGAACCTGCCGATGCGCAATGTACACTATTCGCGCGGTGAGTCTCGGGATGTCTAGATTGTCTGCTATCTGTAGTGCCCACCAGATGTTGCGCTTTTTTGCTTCAGCGATGAGTATTGATTTGTGCTTAATCATTGTCTCTCGAGCACGATTAGCGCGCACGTACCGACACCGTTCACACGCTGGCTCAGCTTGGAACCCGCAGTCAAGCATCGCGTTGACCCACGCTCTTACACCTGCTTGTGCCATATTTTGTCCCGAATCTTGAGCACACAATTGACGATGTCGCTCTTTAGCGCAATGAGCTGCTCTTTGACGTCTGTGCGATAGCAATCGAGCAGTTTAATCAGAATAACTAGAACAATAGACGCTATGAGCCCGATCTTTTTGACTACGAGCGCAGCAAACGCAACTGAAAATAGCAACATCGAAAACATGAGTACGTGCATTATTGAGCTCCTGTATAAATATCAACCATTATTTGTCGTCTGTTTCAAATTCGTACTCTGTGAGCCCGCAACACGCACAAGCAAGCCCGGTCCCTCGCTCGATCGAGCTGTCTTCTGCTGCTGAATTCATCTTTAATTGAACTAGAATTTCGTAAATACGTTCGTCAGTCAGGATTCTTCTCATGTTTGAGTGAAAATAGAGCTCATGAAGCTCCATCCGCACGCTGTCTTTCGCTCTATCGATTTTTTGCTCAACGTACAGATAACAACAGTACGCGAGAATCAACGCGACTACCGCTACAATAACGACAGTTAGTACCATCACCCCTGCTCCTGTATTTTTTTTGGTCTGCCGCGACGCTTTGTAACTACTGAAAGAACCTCGGTCGGTGCTTCTGCCTGCTGCTCTATCTGCTGCTCTTCTTTCTTCTTTGTCGCTAAACCTGTCCCGCCGCACGTTGAGCACTCTCTATATATAAGACCTGAGCCCCGAATTTGCTTCGTTCCCCTGCATTTCTCACATGTTTGATTTTTTAACATTATTTATCTCCATCCAGCGCTAACTGTATACCAGTAGAAATATGCTGTCAATTTGAGTTTTTCTGTGATATTTTTCGATTGTAATTCATCGCAACTCCTTGATTCCTATACGTTTTCCCAAAAATCGATCGAAATCTCATCCCTCGTGTACGTTTATTATACATCTATCTCTATGTAATCTTTTTGTATCTTATATCGATATATTTATCTATTTACTGTTGACATCACGATTATGAATTGATATACTGTATTCATACTAATAAATAAAAACGTTAATCATCTCAAACAAAATGAAGGAGGGAACCGACAATGAAAAAGGTACTAATTAGTGATGGTGAGCAATCCCGAGAAAAATTGCATGGAGTACACGCGGGGCTGACGGGTGATCTATCTGGACTGTACGGAGATTGTACAGGCCTGAGCGGAGATTGTAGTGGGTTGTACGGAGATTGTACTGGTATAAAAGGAAACCTCGATCTTGCAGAGCTCACGAGCGCGGAGCGCAAAAGGTGGGTACATATTTTAGATCTGACATCCGAGCGGAACGGGTAAAACAAACGGACAGAATGGGTGATGTCATGTTTTGGCTCACCCATTCTTGCCCAACCTAAGCCATTGAAATATATGACGATTTTCGTTTGGAACAGAACATGGAGGTCGGATGCTTATTCTTACTCGTAACATCGGTGAATGCATCTATTTTGAACACAACAAGACGGTTGCACGGATAGAGTTTCTTGGTATTCGCGGCTGGTCGATTAGGCTGGGTATTCTTGCTGTACCTGAGGTTCAGATTGCGCGCGGTGAAATCATAAACGTCACACGAAAAGACATTCTGGATAAAATGCTCGGGGCTGGTGATTGACATGAACGAAGCACTGATAATGGGGATGTGTTGTGTACATTTTTATGACGCAACACGTTACAGCGCAACATTTGAGTTTGAGCTCTTAGAGACTAAGCTTTCTTTTTTTGTTCAGACCAGAAAAACTTTTGGGGCTCGCGAAATAGAGATTTCACGGATTACGAGATACGGTACAGTTGAAAGCCCCGGCAAAGTCGCGTCTAGACTAAGGATTTTTTATGATCTGTATTATGACGGGTACAAAAAGCCCGTTTCTGAGCTATCTGACACAGATTTTCAAGCGATGGAAACACTGTACGAACAACTGGCATCTGGTATTGAAAAAGCGTTAGGAGGCTTTGAGTCTGGGTTGTTGAATGCAACAATCGAGCCACAGCGTGACCAAATTTCGGACTACAACAATTGGGTTAGAATTCTTGACGACATTAAGAAGGTTCATTAACTGTCAAGAATTTCTTGACAGTTGACGAACCGACGAGCCATTTCCGAACACTCGTCTAGACACCTCAACCAACCCCTGTCCTTCTTTCGCACAGCTCCCAAACCTCAGCTCTAAACCGTGCCCTCAGCGTTCTGTCTAAAACATTGACATTGCGGGTGATTATCTCTGGTAGCTCTGATGTCCAGCTCTCTATGGGCTGTACATTTTTTGGCTTCCAGGCTTCCCAGGCTGCTTGTACGAGCTGGTTAATTTCTGCCTGCTGCGCTTCTTTTTCGTGTCTGTCTCGTCGGTTGCGCAGGTACTCCTCCATTTCTTGCGCTGCTTTAACTGCTTTCTCTTGTTTTTCAGCGGTAGAGATGAAGCCTTTTGCTCTGAGTGGAAATTGCTTTCCCGTACCGATTTTGAGGTAAAACCAGAGTCCGTGATTGGTTACGGGTTTAAATGCTGCGTCGAATAGCTCTTTGCAGCTCCGTGCGACCTCGTAGCGCTCAATATCCGTGGTGACCTTGGTTGGGGTATTCCCGGAAATAGATCGCTCCATGAAGAGCCTCTGTAGCCATCCGCGATGAAGCCCTTCTACCCGATGTATTGGAATCTCATCCCACTCTGTCGGCAGCTGAACGTCGTTTCCGTACTCTGGACCAATAAAATCGTAAATTTTCCCAATCTCCTGCTTAACTACCCCTTCGCTTTTTTTTTCACATTCAAAAAAGCTCCTGTGCTGACTGCCGCTGTCAGAGTTATACACAGGTACCAGGGGTTTAGTTAGATCTAGCTTAGTTAGCTGAATTTTAATCTTTTTAGATCTATATAATGAATGCACCCCCTCAACGGTCACGCTTTTGGTCACGGAATGAGTAACTAATACGGACTTACGTCCCCGTCGCGGCCTACCAAAACGCTGTCTGGTGATGAACTCCCACGACGGCCCTTTGCCGTAAACTACTCCCCCGCCGTTACCCTCCTTGCTCGATAACTTCTCAATTGCTCCTTTGTTAACCAGCCTGTAGACCGCCATTTTAGCTGCACCGACAGTGGTGTGCGCGTCGTAGGCGAGGTTGGGGAACGGGACTAACCCAGTTGTCCCGTCGTGACTGGTTGAAAAATAGCTGTACAGGGCGGCTAATATTCGATCTGACGTTTTGTGTGTCATAGGGTGGTTCCTGGGGGCTCGTAGTCCATAATTTGGGCAGGCTGAACTTGTAGCACTTTGCAGAGTTTGTTGATTGTGTCTGTCGTTACGTTTCTGTCGCTGAGTACTCGCGTTAGTGTCATAGGTCTAATCCCCGCCATCAGCGCCAAGTCCTTCTGAACTATTTTACGCCGGCGCAAAAGCAGAACGAGCTTTCCAAATGTAATCATTCCAACCCCCATAAATTATTTGATAAACTGTATTGACACCTGTATCGCTGTAGTGATACCGTTAATTACAGTGTAGCGCAATACAGCACTGCATGCAAGAGGAGGACCACAGAATGGACATATACAGCGGCGACACATTGGATGATTTCACGATTGTTTGTGAGCTGCTTGAGGAGCTCAAACTCACTCGGCTGAGCAGGGCGTTGGGCAAATCGCTAAGTCCTGTGATGCTACGAGACTGCATTGACCTGCTAAAGGCGCGGGGTCTGCGAGAGGGGAACAGACAGCTATTGTCTGAGCTAGAAATGAACCATCTGACATTTTCAATTCATTAGGAGGGAACCTGACATGAGCGAGCAATCAAAATCACGACAATCTAGGATAATTACAGATCCAAATGACCTGCCGGTGTCATATCGGACGACAATGGATCAGAAATACCTTGCGGTCAGAGACTTCTCTTGGCATCGAGCTGGCGAGGGAAAATCTGAGGTTGGCGACCTTACACAATCCGAGGTCTCGCAATTTGCTGCACATTTGTTGGCGTGGGATGATGATCCAATTGCAGCTGTAGAAGATTCGGACAACATTGCCGGGTATCTATCGCGATATATGCTGTCGAAAACAACCGAGGATGTCATCGACAACGCGGTCAAATTGGCCGAGCTGTTGGCGAACAATGTTAAGAGTTACT